ACCTCGATTGTAAAGGAAGATTTACCCGACAAGACTTTATAAACGGAGTATACACAATGAGTTGGGATAAAAATAGATGGGAGAAACTTAGAAGAAATGATTGGATAGAGGTTTGGCGACATCGAAACCGAACTACTATAAAATACTCAGTATTTAAAACTTCTTTTAAGTGCTCTCAACTCATTAGTAGAATATACAGAATATTACTAGGGGAAGAAGATTTACCTACTTCAGAAAGAAGTAAATTTTTTAACAACAAGTCATATACAGATAAAGTTTATAACAAAGCTATAGATGATATGATAAAAGATAAAGATCGATAATGGCATTTAAACTAGGATCAGAAAAAAGAGGATTTAAAAATTCTAAAAACGTTATAATCAGGAAAAAACTTGATAAAGGTGTTTTGGGTGAAGCTAATAAAGACGGTAGTATATTTATTAGTAATAGCGTTAAAAAAGGTAGTCCACTAGAAAGAGAAGTTATAAAACACGAAAAAAAGCACGCTGACGATATGGCTGCTGGTAAATTAGATTATGGGGATAATTATGTTAGATATAACGGTAAGACATATCCTAGAAAAGATGGTAAAATAAAGTATAACGGTAATTGGATGGAAGAAGGTTCTAAATCATTTCCATGGGAAAAAGCCGCGTATAAAAAACAAAAACAATAATTATGGGATATAAAATGAAGGGCATTAAAGACTTTGGTGAAGGAACTCCATTGTTTCAAAAGAAGAAAAAAGCTATAAAAGCTATAAAAGAAGTCGATATGACAAAAGATATGGGTGGAAGCGAAAAAGAAAAATATTTAGCTAAACTAAGAGGCGATTATATAGATTTAACAGGAAATAAATTAAAAAAATCATCAAAAGGAGATCCAACAGGAACCGTTGTAAGTAAATATCCAAAAGGACCAATAACAGGTAATTAAAATAAAGAAAAATTAATATGTTAAGTAAAATATTCTCAGCAGGTGCAGGCGAGTTAATTAAAAACGTTGGCGGTGTAATAGATAATCTACACACATCAAAAGAAGAAAAATTAGCTGCAGAACAAAAAATAAAAGACATGATAATGGGTTACGAAGCTGAAATGCAAAAGCAAGTAACTGAAAGGTGGAGAATGGATATGCAGTCAGATTCGTGGCTTAGTAAAAACATAAGACCATTAGTTTTAGTGTTTTTAGTTGTAGCAACAGTGTTGTTGATATTTATTGATGCTGGCGCTATTAATTTTAAAGTAGAAAATAAGTGGACAGATTTATTACAATTAGTATTAATAACAGTAATAGGTGCTTATTTTGGTGGTAGAAGCTTGGAAAAAGTTAAAAAATAAATGGCTAGAATTAGTACATACGCAATAGATACTTTAGATCCTAATGATAAACTTCATGGAACAGACCAAAATGGTGTAACTCGAAACTTTCAAGTAGGACCTGTTACTGGTAGTGGAGGTGGAACTACTATTGTAAATTACATAACTGAGTGTGACACTAGGGCATTAGCTTGGCAATGGCACAATACAGACCACGCTAATTACGGTGCTACAAAAGGTACTATACTAGGTGGTAGTGCTACAACATTAAATTTTTCTTCAACATCATCAATAGTTCTTAGTAAATTTCCTCACGCTACTGCAACTTCTTCTGGAGCTTTTTTAACAGCAGAGCAAATAATCAACGAATATCTTAATCATAGAGTAATATTTTCAGATGTAAATAATCCTAATGTTTATGGTGTTTTTGAAGTAACTAATATATCATCACCAACATCCGATGGTTTTATAACGTTAACAGTAACCTATGTTTCTGGTAATGGTACTTGGAAATCTAACCCATCTAACTCAACTCCACCTGTGGCTGATGTTTATATATTAGAACCTTGGTATGATAATCCTTCTGGCAATAATACTACTTACGATTTAAGTGCTACTGGTTCTGGTACAATAACACTTACAGGTAGCGATAGCACAACAGACAATGTTGTTTTAACCGGTGGAGGTGGTGTTAATATAACTAGATCAAATAACACTATAACTATAGCTCACTCTGATACATCAACACAAGCTTCAAGTAGTAATAGTGGTAGAACATATATTCAAGATATTACACTTGATACTTATGGTCATGTAACCGCAATTGAAACGGCAACAGAAACTGTAACTGACACAAACACTGAGTACAGCGCTATGACTAACACTGTTTTAGGATTAGGTAAAACCGCTTTCTCTACAATAGAAAATCAAGGTGTTCAAGATTTGGTCCAAAATGACTTTACTAATACTAGAATTTATGGTATTCAAAAAAACTCTAACGATCAATTAACCGTTAGAGTACCATGGACTGACAATAACACTACTTACAATATGATGACCTCAAGTGTTCTTGGTTTAGGTAAACTATTTAGTGACACTACACAATCGACAGCCGCTAATAGTATCACAGAAACATCAAGTAGAACCTATGGTATTCAAAAGAACTCATCTAATCAGTTGGTAGTAAACGTGCCTTGGGAAAACACAAACACAAACACTCAAAACGCTTATGCTGTAAGTATTCCAGCTTCAACAACAAAGCTTAGATTATCTGGTTCTGGTGCAGCTGGTAATACAACTGATGATATTGAGTTTGTAGGTTCTGGCGCTACAACAGTTACTAGAACAAATGATAGTAAATTTACTATCAGCTCAACAGACACTAACACCACTTACAGTATGATGACTTCATCTACTCTTGGTTTAGGTAAACTGTTTAGCGATACTACACAAACAGTATCCGCTGGAGATCCAAGCTCTACTGCTAGTAGAACTTACGGTATACAAAAAAATTCATCTAACCAACTAGTTGTTAATGTACCTTGGACCGATACTCTTAGTCCAAGTCTTGAAGCTGGTACTGGTTTAACATTAAATTCTCAAACGTTTGATGTTAATACGTTTGGGGTTAGCAGTGTTGCATCAGCATCGGCAGCTACAACAGATGCTACAACTAAGTGGTATGGGGTAATGACAGACTCAGACGATAAGTTGGTTGTAAGAGTTCCTTGGACTGACACAAATACCACTTACAGCATGATGACGTCTAGCACGCTTGGTCTTGGTAAGCTTTTTAGTGATACCGTGCAAGGAACTTCGGCTAATAGTATTACAGAGCAAAGTAGTAGAACTTATGGTATACAGAGAAATAGTAGCAATCAATTAGTAGTAAATGTACCTTGGGTAGATACTAATACCAATACTACTTATAGTGCTATGACTAATTCGGTTTTAGGCTTAGGTAAAACTTATCATTCAACTTTAAACAACGATACTGTACAAACTTTGAGTGATATTACAAGTAGAACTTATGGTATTCAAAAGAACAGTAGTAATCAACTTGTAGTTAAAGTTCCTTGGCAAAATACAGAGCCTACAAAAACAAACGTGTTAGCAGTGTTAAATGATGATCTTGATGCTAATTTTACTATAGGAACAAATTCTAATCACACCGCTACTTTTACTGGTCCAGTTATAACTGATGCTCCAGTAACATCATCTAAGCATTTAACAACAAAAACATACGTAGATACTTTTAAACAAGAAAGCTTTATAATTGCTTGTTCTGATGAAACAACAGCTCTTGCCTCTACTGGCGTTGTAGCTACTTTTAGAATGCCTTATAAAATGACCTTTGATAGTTGTAAAGCCAGCTTAACAACAGCTGGTGCCAGTGGAGACGATGGTAGTTTAACAACTATAGATATAAAAAGAGAAGGAACTACTGTTTTTGGAGATGCTAAACTAACAATAGATGCAGGAGAAAAAACATCTAAAACTGCTGCTACTCCCTTTAGTGCAAGTGAAGATTTTCTTACAGATTTAGGCGGAGTTTTATCTGAAGATGATGAAATACAAATATGTATCGATGGTTATAATAGTAATGCTAAAGGATTAAAAGTAACTATACTTGCCACTCAAACAACATAAAATGAGTAATTTAATAATAAATCCATATTTTTTTTCTTCAGGAGCTTCAGAGTTTCAAAACGCTTATTCTGTTTTAAAAGGTTCTGGAACTGGTTCTAGTAATTATATAGCGCTCTTAGACTCTAACAGTAGTGGTATAGAGTTTGATTCAGACGACGCTTGGAGTTTTTCTATTTGGGTTAAACCAGGTTGGTCAAGCACTTTGAACGCTGCTGTTTATCTTTTTTCAATGTCAGAGCAAGGTGCTAATGGTATAAATGATGATACTATAAGAATGTGGTACGCTCATAATAACAATAGGATTAATGTTCAATGGAGAACAGGTGGAACGCAAAGAAGACATAACTTTTGGCTTTTTCATTCAACACAAAGTCAATATTTAAACTCTTACAATGCAGCTGGTTTAGGAACTACTTATTGGAGTTCTAGTAATAAAGGTAATAGAAACAGTGATGATTATGTTTTAATAACGTGGGTAAAAGGAGCTTCAAACTCAGCGGCAGTTTCTAATATGAACTTGTATTGGAATCAAAACAGCTGCAACAATGGTTTTTATGTTAATGGTAATCACCATGGCACACCTAGTATGTCTGCAACAGATAAGCAAATAGCTTTAGGAAGTACTAGTTGGGATTACAGTAATTCTAACGCTAACGGAACTAAGTTTGATAATTTTTCTATATGGAATAAAAAACTAACAACAGCTGAGGTAGGTGAAATATGGAATAGTGGTACAGCTGGCGACTTAAATAATCATTCAGCAGCTAGCAACTTAAAAGGTTATTGGAGGTTTGAAAACAACGGTAACAGTGGTTTAACTGATGGTGGAGAGGCTTTTTCTATAGCTGGAACATCACAATACGTAACAATATAATGAATTATTATATAGTAAAAAAAGAAATATTTGATACTTTAAACAAAGAAAACATACAATTTATGTTTAAAAGTATTGATAAAAGTAAAAACATAGTAGTTACAAGTGATACTATAAGTAGTACGCTTAACGCCTTTAACAACGTTGAGGATCTATCAACTTATACTTTTGATAATCACAGCGAATGGACAGGTAGCGGTAGTGGCATAAGTGTTTTAGATATTAACGAAACAAATTACCACTCAGAAATAGACGATTAATATTAACAATTAAATTAAATTAAATGGCAAAAAAAGAAAAAGTAGTAGACTTGAAACCTAAGGCTGAAAGTCTTAGCAAAGAAGAGTTACAAGATTTACAAGTTTTAGTAAGAGCAATTGATAAAATGCACTACGATATTGGTAGAGTAGAAGCTCAAAAGCATAATATTTTACATCAGTTAGCTGGAAAAAATGACGAAGTTAGATTACTACAAGCAAAGCTTGAAGAGAAATATGGTAAAGCTGATATTGATGTAAGAGACGGATCTATAAAATACCCTGAAAATGGAGAAGCTGATTCGTAAAATATCTATAGGTAAAGATTATAAAAATGACGCCATGCACTATGCCGTTGGGCAAGAGGTGTATGGCGGTCATAAAATATGTGATATAATAGAAGAAAAAAACAAATATTCTATTTATATAGAAAAATCTAATGAAGTTATACCTTGGAAAGATTTTAACAAGAATATGGCTATATCTGTAGAGTACAACTTAGAGTACAAGTAATGAGAGGTGTTTATAGTTTTTTAGTAAAACCAAAAGGAAAAAGATATAATAACTCTAAAAAAATTGGTAAAAAAGAATTAATATTAAATACAGAGGTATTTAATCATCAATTTGTAAATAGAGAAGCTATAGTAAAAGCAACTCCAATGATATGCGAAACAGAAATAAATGTTGGTGATACTGTTGTTTTACATCACAATGTTTTTAGACGTTGGCATAACCAGTATGGTGAAGAAAAAAATAGCAAAAGTTATTTTAACGAAGACAATTATATAGTAAATGAAGACCAAATATTTGCTTATAAAAATAATAATATTTGGAAACCACTAAAAGGTTTTTGTTTTATACAACCTTTAAAAGAAAATAACCCTTTACATAGCAGTAACGAAAAATTAATAGGTGTAGTAAAGTATTCTGATGGAACTGTTAAAGAGGGTGATTTAGTAAGATTTAAAGCTCTTGGTCAATACGAGTTTATAATAGATGGCCAAAGACTTTATAGAGTAAAATCTAATTTAATTACAATTAAGTATGAATATCAAGGACACGAAGAAACTTATAATCCAAGCTGGGCACAAAGCAGTTGAAGAACTTATTAATGTTGCTAGAGAAAAGATTATCACTAACACGGAAGATGATGTGTCTGCTGATAGATTAAAAAATGCCGCAGCTACTAAAAAATTAGCTATATTTGACGCATTTGAAATACTTAACAGAATTCAAGAAGAAAAAAACTTGCTTGAGGGCAAAACACCTGAAGAGACAAAGAAAAAAGCTTTTAAAGGATTCGCAGAAGGTAGATCTAAGTAATGTACGAGCAAAGTTTAGTTAAGGTTATAGAGCCTGTAAAAAAGACAACAATAACACGTTTAAACCGTAATAAAAAATGGAAATATGGATACAATAAAGAACATGATATTATCGTTATATCGAAAAACGGCACTATTGGCGAAATACTTGAAGTGCAAAATTTACGAATCGCTTTACCGAAAGTGCCAGCCAACGTGCACGTGCATGCCAAGCGAAAATGGCAAAAGTTAGAATATTCTAAAGAATTATCTAAATTAAAAAACATATTTGATTGGCGTAACTATCCAGAAGATCAAAAAGACAAGTGGTATGATTATATAGACGAAGAGTTTAAACGTAGAGAAGAAGGTTTTTGGTTTATCAATAAAGATAAACCAACATATATAACAGGTACACACTACATGTATTTACAATGGAGTAAAATAGATGTAGGAGCTCCTGATTTTAGAGAAGCTAATAGAATATTTTATATATTTTGGGAAGCGTGTAAAGCTGATAAGAGATGCTACGGTATGTGTTATCTTAAAAATAGACGATCTGGTTTTTCGTTTATGTCATCAGCTGAAACAGTTAATTTAGCTACAATATCTAGTGATGCTAGATATGGTATACTATCTAAAACAGGTGCTGATGCTAAAAAAATGTTTACAGATAAAGTAGTACCAATTAGTATTAACTACCCATTTTTCTTTAAACCAATACAAGACGGTATGGATCGTCCTAAAACAGAATTAGCATATAGAGTACCAGCAAGTAAATTTACTCGTAAAAAAATAACTGCTAATGAACAAGTTGAAGAACTTGAAGGCTTAGACACAACTATTGATTGGAAAAACACTGGTGATAATAGTTATGATGGTGAAAAGTTAAACTTATTAGTACATGATGAAAGTGGTAAGTGGGAAAGACCAGATAATATATTAAACAATTGGCGAGTTACAAAAACATGTTTACGGTTAGGTAGTAGAATTATAGGTAAATGTATGATGGGCTCGACTTCAAACGCATTAGATAAAGGTGGAGATAATTTTAAAAAACTATATGCCGCATCAGATGTCACGCAAAGAAATAGAAATGGTCAAACAAAGTCTGGTTTATACTCTTTGTTTATCCCAATGGAATGGAACTATGAAGGATTTATTGACGAGTATGGACTTCCTGTATTTACTACACCTGACAGCGATATATTCGATCCACAAGGCGAACTAATAGATATAGGTGTAATAGATCACTGGCAAAATGAAGCTGATGGATTAAAAAATGATCAAGATGCTTTAAATGAGTTTTACCGTCAGTTTCCTAGAACAACAGAACACGCTTTTAGAGATGAGACAAAAAATAGTATATTTAATTTAGTAAAAATATACGAACAAATAGATTATAACGAAGATTTAGGCAGTACTTTAGGAGTAACAAAAGGCAGTTTTCAATGGGTTAATGGTGTTAAAGATTCTAATGTTATTTTTTATCCAAATCCAGAAGGTAGATTTTATGTAACTTGGGTTCCAAAAATAGAGTTGCAAAATAACATTGTAATAAAAAATGGTGTTAAATATCCTGGAAACGAACACATAGGAGCTTTTGGTTGTGATAGTTATGATATTAGTGGTACGGTTGATGGGAAAGGTTCTAAAGGATCTCTACATGGTTTAACTAAGTTTTCTATGGAAGATGCACCACCTAGTCAGTTTTTTCTAGAATATATAGCTAGACCACAAACAGCAGATATGTTTTTTGAAGACATATTAATGGCATTAGTATTTTACGGTATGCCTATGCTAGCAGAAAATAATAAACCTAGATTATTGTACTATTTAAGACGTAGAGGTTATAGAGGTTTTAGTATGAATAGACCAGATAAAACTTGGAATAAATTGTCTGTAGCAGAAAAAGAAATAGGAGGTATACCTAATACTAGTGAAGATATAAAACAAGCACACGCTGCAGCTATTGAAATGTATATACAAGAAAAAGTTGGTAATATTGGAGATAACTTTGGTAATATGTATTTTAATAGAACTTTAAATGATTGGAGCAAGTTTGATATAACAAAAAGAACAAAGTATGACGCAACTATAAGTAGTGGCTTGGCAATAATGGCTTGTAATAGACATCTTTACAAACCAAATCCAAAAGTTGAAAGAGCACCTGTAGATATAAGTATTGCTAGATACAACAATAGAGGAATAAATTCAAAAATAATTAAACGATAATATGGCAGAGTCTGTGTATAAAAATTTTCCTTCTCAAGTCGTTAGTGATTTAGAAAAAATGACTACGGAATACGGTTTGAAAGTAGGTAAAGCTATAGAACTTGAATGGTTCGATGGTACTCTTTCGCATAGATATTCTCAGTCTCAAAGAAAATATCACGAGCTAAGACTATACGCTAGAGGAGAACAATCAATACAAAAATATAAAGATGAGTTATCTATAAATGGTGATTTATCTTATCTTAATTTAGACTGGACACCTGTACCGATAATACCTAAATTTGTAGATATAGTAGTTAACGGTATGGCTAATAGAAGTTTTGATATAAAAGCTTATTCTCAAGATCAGTATGGTGTTTCAAAAAGAACAGAATATATGGAAAGTTTGCTTACTGATATGCAAACTAAAGAGTTTAACGATGTAGCAAAACAACAGTTAAACATTGATATGTATCAAAATGATCCTGATGAGTTACCAGATAATAAAGCTGAGTTAGAGCTACACATGCAGCTTAATTATAAACAAGCTGTAGAAATAGCTAATGAAGAAGCAATAAACACACTTATGGACGGTTGTAAATATGACCTTACAAGAAGAAGATGTTTAGAAGACTTAACTGTTCTTGGTATTGCTGCTACAAAAACTACTTTTAACATGTCTGAAGGAGCTAAGGTAGAATATGTAGACCCAGCTAATTTAATTTATTCTCATACAAACTCTCCTTATTTTGATGATATATATTATGTTGGTGAGGTTAAACAAATTACAATTAATGAATTAGCAAAAGAGTTTCCAGAGTTAACACAAGAAGATTTATTAGATTTACAAAAAAAATACTCTGTTTATCATAATGGTAAAATTTATCATAACGATAATGATAAAAATAAAGTAACACTTTTATATTTTAACTATAAGACTTATATGAATAACACTTATAAAGTTAAAAAGTTATCTTCAGGTGCAGAAAAATCTATACCAAAACCAGATACATTTGATCCACCGAAAGAAAAAGAAGGTGATTTTTATCGTTTACAAAAATCTACAGAGTGTTTATTTGAAGGAGTTAAAGTTGTTGGAACTGAAAAAATGTTAAGGTGGAATAAAGCTGAAAACATGATGAGAACAAAAAGCGATTTTAACAAAGTTAAAATGAACTACGCTATTGTTGCTCCAAAAATGTATAATGGTAAAATAGAGTCTCTTGTAAGTAGAATAACTAGTTTTGCTGACATGATACAATTAACTCATTTAAAATTACAACAGGTGTTATCTCGTATGGTACCTGATGGTGTTTATTTAGATATAGATGGTTTAGCTGAAGTTGATTTAGGTAACGGAACAAACTACAACGCTCAAGAAGCTTTGAATATGTTTTTCCAAACAGGTTCTGTAGTTGGTAGATCATTTACACAAGATGGTGATCAAAACCCTGGTAAAATACCTATACAAGAAATATCAAATGGAGCTGGCGCTGGTAATAAAATACAGGCACTTATAGGTAATTATAATTATTACTTGCAGATGATAAGAGATGTAACTGGTTTAAATGAAGCTAGAGATGCTTCTACTCCAGACTCTAGAACATTAGTTGGTATACAAAAATTAGCCGCGGCAAACTCTAACGTAGCAACAAGACACATATTAGATGCTAGTTTATTTTTAAGCGTAGAAATGGCTGAACAATTATCACTTAGAATATCTGATATATTAGAGTACTCACCGACAGCAGATGCTTTCGTTCAAGCTATTGGTGCTCACAACGTGGCTACACTAGAAGAAATGAAAGAATTACATTTGTATGATTTTGGAATATTTATAGAATTACAACCAGATGAAGAAGAGAGACAGGTTCTTGAAAATAACATACAAATGGCTATACAGCAAAAGTTAATTGATTTAGATGATGCTATAGACATTAGACAAATTAAAAACTTAAAAACAGCTAATCAGCTTATAAAGTATAAGAAGAAAAAGAAAATGGAAAGAGATCAAGCCATGCAACAGCAAAACATAAAAGCGCAAGGTGAATCTCAACAACAAGCAGCCGCAGCATCAGCTCAAGCAGAGCAACAAAAAGTACAAGCTCAAATGGAAGCTGAAATGCAAATGGAAGAAAAAAGAAACGCATTAAAAATAGCTTATATGAAACAAGAGGCTGAATTAAAAATGCAACTAATGGATAAGGAGTTTGAGCTTAACATGAAGATAAAAGAAGTTGACGCAAGAAACAACGAAAAGAGAGATGGTTTAAAAGAGCAAGCTAAAACAGACAGAGAGAGAGAAAAAGCCGCGCCTAACTTTGAGTCAAAAGGTATGGATTCTATGCAAGGTGGTTTAGGTGTAGCTGGTTTAACTGAAAACTAATTATTTAATATTATTTTATTATGGAAGAAAACAATGAAAACGTAGTTGAAGAAACTACACAACCCGTAGAACAAACTGCTGAAGCAGAAAACACTACACAACCTGTAGAAGAAACTACAGAACAAGAAAGTCACATATCTTTTAACGAGGACGGTGATATAAAAATAGATTTAGCAAAATTTAACGAATTAAACAAAGAGCAAAATGCCGTTCCAGAGCAAGAAACAAATGAGGTACCTGTACGCGACGAATCCGAAGCTAGCGAAGAAGTTCAGCAAGAAAACGTCGAAGCAACAAATGAAGAACCTACCGGAGAGCAAGAGCAAGCCGTTCAAGATGAAGAACCAAGCACTGGTGAAGATGCTGAAGAAGAACAGGTAGATTATTTAGATTTACCAGAAAACGTAGAAAAACTAGTAGAGTTTATGAACGAAACTGGTGGAGATATAAATGATTATGTAAAACTAAATACTAACACTGAAGAGTGGGATGACTCAGAAGTTTTGCATGACTATTACAAAAAAACAAAACCTCATTTAAACGGTGAAGAAATTAACTTTTTGTTAGAAGATACATTTTCTTATGACGAAGAGGCAGATGATCCAAAAGATATAAGAAGAAAACAATTAGCCTTAAAAGAGCAAGTTGCCGAGGCTAGATCCTACTTAGACGGGCAAAAGTCTAAATACTATGAAGAAATTAAAGCTGGAAGTAATTTAACTAAAGATCAACAAGAAGCTATTGATTTCTATAATAGGTATAATCAAGAGGAAGAGCAAAGGGAAGAAATGATAAGAACTCAACAATCAACTTTTGTTAATAAAACAGATAAGGTTTTTGATAAAAACTTTAAAGGTTTTGAATTTAACGTTGGTGATAAAAAAATGACTTATCAAGTTCCAAGTGTAAACGATGTGAGAAACACGCAAATAGATATAAATAACTTTGTTGGAAAGTTTCTTAACGAAGGTGTTATGTCAGACGCTGCTGGTTATCACAAAGGTTTATTCGCTGCTATGAATCCTGATGCAATAGCAAAACATTTCTATGAACAAGGTAAATCGGATGCTATAAAGCAATCGGTTTCCGACTCCAAGAACATTAACACGTCTAGAGAATCTCATAAAGTTTATGAAGGTCAGGGAGGTATTAAGTTTAAAGTTTTAGGTGATGATTCAAACGATATGAAGCTACGTATTAAAAAACGAAACTAATTATTAATTTAAAAATTATTTAAAATGGCAATAACGTCCACACCAATGAGTGGAACAAATACGGGTTATACCCCTGCTCCACTCAAACAAACGCTTGCGACTAATTATATTGATTTCGCAAGTGCTTCTGCAAACAGTGCAAACTGGGCGCAGCAATACCTGCCTGACTTAATGGAAAAAGAAGCTGAGGTTTTTGGAAACAGAACTATCTCAGGTTTTTTATCTCAAGTTGGTGCAGAAGAGTCTATGTCTGCTGACCAAGTTATTTGGTCTGAGCAGGGTAGATTACATTTAGCTTACAAAGCGGTAGCTATGACTGCATCAACTACAACAGCTACATTCAAATTTGACAGTGGTTCTACAGACGCTGATGGACATTCAGTAGAAAGTACAACTTCAGCTATAAAACATGGTATACGTCCGGGTGATATGATTTTAGTATCAGATGCTGACGCAACTGTTAGAATGTTTGTTACAGATGTAGCTGGTATTAATTCTACAACAGCTACAAGCACTGGTGCAGTAACTGCAAAACGTTATGATGGTGAAAATATCAATGCTTCTGGCGCTGGTAATTTACAAGCTCCTGGTGATGTATCGATACTAGTTTACGGTTCTGAATTTGGAAAAGGAACTGCAGGTAGAGACGGTGCTAACAAACCACAATTTGTTTCAAGAACTAACAAGCCAATTATATTAAAAGATAAGTATGAGATCTCTGGATCTGATGCTGCTCAAATTGGTTGGGTTGAAGTTTCTGGTGAAGAAGGACAAAATGGTTACTACTGGTATTTAAAAGCTTCTGGTGACACAAAAGCTCGTTTCTCTGATTATTTAGAAATGGCAATGATGGAATCAGTAACTGGTTCAGCAGCTCACGCTGTAACTGGAATTGGACCTGTACAAGGTACTGAAGGTTTATTTGAAGCTTTAGAAACTAGAGGTAATATATCTAACTTCTTTGATGGAACACCTGCTACTGGTGGTACTTTAGCTGAGTTTGATTTAATTTTAGCTGAACTTGACAAAAACGGTGCTATTGAAGAAAACATGATGTTCCTTGACAGAACTGCTTCTCTAATGGTCGATGACATGTTAGGTAGTATATCTGATGGTGCTCAAGGTGGTACTTCTTTCGGGGTTTTCAATAACTCTGAAGATATGGCACTTAATTTAGGTTTCTCAGGTTTCAGAAGAGGTTCTTATGACTTCTACAAGTCTGACTTTAAATACTTAAATGATGCTGGTACAAGAGGTATGATTAACGCTACTGATGCAACTAATGCTATTCACGGTGTTTTAATACCTGCTGGTGTTTCTTCTGTGTATGACCAAAACTTAGGTAAAAACCTAAAAAGACCTTTCTTACATGTAAGATTCAGAGCTTCTAATATGGAAAGCAGAAAGTACAAAACTTGGACTACTGGTTCGGTTGGTGCTACTACTTCTGATTTAGATGCGATGGAGATGCACTTCTTGTCTGAAAGATGTTTAGTTGTACAAGGAGCTAACAACTTTGTATTATTAAAAGGTACTGATGCGGGTTAATAGATAGTAACCTATAACTTGAAAGGGGAGGAAAACTCCTCCCCTTTTTTTTTAACTTATTAAATTATATTATATTATGGCAAAAAAACAAGAAAAGGTAGAGGTACCTGTTGTTGAAACACCAGTTGTTGAAACACCAAAACCTAAAAGAAAAGAACCAACTAATGAATTTATAAAAGGTTGGGAGTTTAAAGACAGAACATACGTGTTATCAAGCGGTAATCAACCTTTATCACACTCTTTTAGATCAAAAAATATGTTTTGGTTTGATAAAGAAAAAGGTTATGAAAGAGAAATAGCATACGCTACTAATCAAAGAACGCCTTTTGTAGACGAGTTTGTAGGAAGAGTAATACCTGGTAGAATAATTTTTAGATATGGGGTTTTAAGTGTTCCAAAAGAAAAAGTAATTTTACAAAAAATATTGTCTATTTATCATCCGCAAGCAAACAAATCGTGGTATGAAGTAAAACCTCAAGTCGCTGCACAAGATGAGGTAGAAGTTATGGAGTTAGAAATAGAAGCATTGATGGCAGCTAGAGATATGGATTTAGATTTAATGGAAGCTATAGTACGTACTGAGGTTGGTACTAAGGTATCTAGCATGAGTTCTAAGGAGCTTAAAAGAGATGCTTTAATATTTGCAAAGCAAAAACCACAATTGTTCTTAGATTTAATGAATGATGGAAATGTTCACCTTAGAAATTTAGCTATAAAAGCAGTAGAACAAAACCTAATTAAATTATCAGGAGATCAAAGAACTGTAGCTTGGGCTTCAAACGGTAGAAAACTATTAAATGTTCCTTTTGATGAACATCCTTATTCTGCAATAGCAGCTTGGTTTAAAACAGACGAAGGTATGGAAGTCTTAAAATCAATTGAAAAACAATTAGTATAAAAACAATAGTATACAATCACCCTTCGGGGTGGTTGATATACTTTAAATAAAAATATATGGCGCACAATACAAGTATAAGTATAGATACAGTTTATCAAAGAGTTTTAGCTTTGGCTAACAAAGAACAAAGAGGCTATATCACGCCACAAGAGTTTAACTTGCACGCTAATCAAGCGCAGTTAGATATATTTGAGCAATACTTTTATGATTTAGCTGCTAAAATAAACTTAAATAAAAGAGATGATGCTCAACAA